CGAGGATTTCAACGAGCGGCAGTCCGACCTTCATGTTTTGCACGTTGCCGGCCTTCATACCAATGACCAGCAGTTCATAGAGCTGGTTGAATTGCTGCGGAGTCAGTTCGATCTTGATCATATCAGGCGGCAGTGTCGGAAACGACGGGCTGCTCCGCAACCAAAACCGGCTCCACCTGCGGCAACATCGGCGGGACGATCATCACCGGCGGCAACCACGGCAGCGGCGGAGCGATGATCGGCGGGTTGATCTGGTCGTTGATCTGCTGCGTCACGTTCGCCTCAATCGCGCTCTGATCGACGCCATTGGCGAAGCACCAGTCCAGCACCTGCTGCTCTGTCAATTGGTCGTAAGGCGTGAACGAACCACTCGGTGGCTGGAACGAGCAGGAGCCGTAGCAAGTGCCGCTGAACGATTCCTGCGAGCCGTTGCATCGCCAATCGGCGGTAATCACGACATCGGTGAGAGTGCCTTCGGTCGGTTTTACCAACAGGCGTTCGATGATCCAAGAGAGGGTAATCATGGTATTGGTTAGGCGTTAGCGATGGTGGTAACAGTGCCAGAGCTTCCACGGTATTTCAGCGCACCTGATTCGACGTAGAGTTGGCCCATGCCAGCAGGTGAAGTAGTTGGAGCGGTAGCGTTTGCAAGACCGAGAACTTTAGCGGCAGACGTTCCGAATGTGCTAACCCCCATGCCGACGTTGCCCGTGGAGTCGATCCGCATCCGCTCAGTTGCCGCAGTCCCAAACACCAGCTTATCTGAAGCAAGTTCAATATTACTGGTGGAACCACGGCCGCAGCGCAGCATCATGCTGAAGCTGTTTTCGGTTCCGATAGTATTATCGCCAATCGCTCCGCCAGAAGTGGCAAAACGAAGCTGACCCGTGCCTCCAATACCAAGATTTGTTCCATCAAAAACTAGAGCAGATCCAGCGGTAAGAACCTTCGATGCATTGAGATAGCCAACACCGTTTACAGTACCAGCACTCAACGTCAGATTGCCGGTGATGGTGGCGGAGGCGAGGGTGGCGGTGCCGCCTGCTCCCAAGAGCTGGTTGCTAGTGATCTTCTTGGTGGTGCCGGACGCAGCCATCGTCGTATCACTGACATCGACAATAGCTAGAACATCTACTGCTGGATCGACGGTTGAAATCGCCGTCAGTGCTGTGATTTTTGTATCTGCCATAAATTGTTAGTTAGCTTGAATGATGAGTTTTCCACTGTCCTCTTGGAGCAGGAAATCCCCGTTCTCCAAGTCTAAAGAGTCGAAGGTGCCGAAGGTGATGACGATTTTTGAAGTGCCGTCCTCTAGGAGGATGAATCCTTCGTCCTCGCGCAGAAGGTCCCGGCGCAAGATAGGTAGATCGCCAGGGGTAACACTACCCCCTCCGTTCGATACCAGTCGTGTTCCGAGAGCGAGTGTCACGAGTTTATTGTGCCGTTAAACGCGATCACTTGACCGCTAGAAATCTGGAAGCTCGTGATCGGTCCCGGCAACGTGATTCCAGCAGGGATGGTCGCCGTGGACCAAGATCCGCTGATATTACCGCCTGTGATAGAGCTAAAGGTTGTCGGAGCGATAGTGGTAATCGCCACAAATGGGCCAGTGGTCAGCGTCGTGACGGTCACCAGTTGAAATCCGCCCTGTCCCATCGAATACTCGATGGCTTGATTTGATACGTCGCTCATATATCCCAGATCTTCCTAATTTGATTCTTTGTAAAAGTGCTTTCAAAGCGGGAACCCTGACGGTCTTCCATCCGGCTGAATCCCTGCTTCACCTTGTCCTTGAGTTCGGCTTCGCGGGCAAAACCGGTGACCCCGAAGCGGGCCACCGGCTGCCTGTTCCACCGCTTCCCATCAAGGACAACAGAGTCAGTACCCATCGGAGCGATATGCTCGATGGACTGACCATTGTTCTCGAAGGTATAGATCGGCATGTTAGGACTCCATTTCGCCGTCGTGCATCATGGCCATCTTACGCATGGATTTCTCATCCATCGGCTGCTTGGCCTCTTCAGCATCGCTGCTCGTGGTCTCGTACTCAGCGGGCATACCGTTCACGCTCTTGATCTCAACGTAAGCCTCACCGTTCTGAAGCTTCTTGAGAACACCGCGAACATCATCGAGAAGCACTTCATCACCCACTTCAGGAGTAGCCTTCTGGCCATCTTCCGTATCAGTGGAAAGAGCCTCGACTGGAATAGCAATCATGGGCGCATTGTTGTCAGCCTCTTCGCATCCGCAAGCGGAATGAGAAGGGGCACCACCAGTTTCCTGATGATGCCCCCTTGGGCTGACGGCAATCACCGTAATGGTGGCCGTCTGTGGTCGCATATTACAGCGTGGTAGAGGTCTTAGTACGATGCACCAAGTACCACACCGGGTTACCGGTCGAACCAGTATTACCGGCAGCCAGACGCAGAGCGGCGAAGTACAGCTTCACACCAACAGTGATGAGCTGGTTCAACGGATCGCTCTTGTCGGGGGTATCGGTGATCACGATCTTCGGAGACAACGGATCATCACCGGTCAGAGCAGGGATACCAAACGCCTCGTTACCGAGGAACAGCGAGGCGATGATGTCCTTGCTGACGGCCAAGCCACCACCAGCCGAGCTGGCCTGATAGACGAACTCATCCGAAGCAGTGGAAGAGCCGGTGCTGACGAACGAGTTGGTCTGGCTGACCACGCGGCAACCGTAGATGGAACCCACTTCGCCCTTGTAGAACGGAACACCCTTGTTGCCGTAGTTGGAGGCGTTCAACCAGTCGCTATCGCGCATCAGGTCACGGATCACGCGAGGATCGGTCGCAAGGACGTAGCCACCGTTGATCAGCGGAGCGCGGTTGCGCTTCAGGCGGGTCATGGAATCGAGGACAGCCGAAGCGGTCATCGTGGTGTTCGCAGCAGTCGTGTCGCTGTTCAACGCAGAGAAGCTCTGGGTGGTCAGCGTAGCAGGGTTACCGTACACCTTAACACCACCGGAGCTGGCCACAGTGTTCACAGCGTCCGAGTTATCAAACGTACCACCACCCTCGGCGGCGGAACCGATGGACGAACCGCTGGCGGTGAGGTTGGAACCAACCAGCACGTTACGAATCACGGAGTCAACCCAGAGGGCCATGTCCAAACCAGAGGTCTTGGTGGCCTGCTGCATGGAGTTGAACAGGTCCGTGGCGCGGAGGATGTCGGTCAAACCGATCACCTGACCGTACTGGGCGAGCGACTTGCTGAGGCTGTTCAGGGCCAGAGCGCGGTAGTTCGCGGAGCTGATGGCCGTACCCTCGGAGCTGATGGTCTGGACACCCGAGACGCTCGGCGAACCGAAGCGGAACATCGTGATGGCCTTGTTACCATTGTTCCGGGGGATCGGAGCCTTCATGGCGAACTGATCCAGGATGGTCTCCTGCTGGACGATGGAGAGCAGCTCCTTGCTGAAGTAGTTCTGGAACTGGCTCGTGAGCGTAGTTGAAGTAGTTACTGCCATATTTTAGTTGTGGTTGTGCTATTAGTTTTCGTCCCGGTCGAACTCTCTCGTCGCTCGCATGAGCGCGTCCCTTTGCTCCTTCAGGGATAGCTTGGAGAAATCCTTCTCTTCAGCCTTGAGTTGTCCTGCCGGTACGCTTTTACCAATAGCGGTCTTCTGCTGGAGCTTACTGAGTTGTTCTTTCAGAGACTTGTTCTCGGCTTCCATCGACTGAGACCGTTCGGCTGCATTCTGGAGCTTCACAATTTCGACAGCGTGGACAAGTCCATCAGGAGTCGCAGTGAGCAGCGGGAAATTCTGCAAAAGCTGAACAGTACGCTTGTACTCAGAGCTGTTCTGATCTTTCAGCCAAGCCTCCTTCTCGGACAGCTTGCCGTAGTTTTCAGCCCATGACTTCTGGAACTGCTCCTGTTGAACCTTCTGCTGTCTTTCGCCAGCCGCTTTGCGGACATTATCAGCCTTGGCTCGCGCTGCCTTGGCCAACTGAGAATCGCCATCAGCCTCAAACTCCTTGGCCGCAGCCTCGTAGTCCTCCGCCGTATAGCCCTTCTCGTCCCGATGAGAATTGGTTTCGGTGGCCTTGGATTGCTCCCGGCTCCTGCTCCATTCCTCACGCTCACGCTTCACCGCTTCGCGCTCAGCCTTGAGGGCCTCCTTCTCAGCGTTGATTTGTTCCCAGGACTTCGCCTTTCGGTTCTGTTCCTGAGCGAATTTGCTCTTCTCCTTATCAACCTTCGGCTCGGTCTTTGTCGCCTTCGGTTCCGTCTCTGACTTCGTGCTTACTTCCTTCTCACCACCATCGACCTCTTTGCTGGCGGTCACCTCATCAGAGGATTCCTGCTCAACCGGAGCTGACTCGTTTGATGTTGGAGTCTGCTCCCTTGGCTGGCTGTCAATATCGACACCGGCATCGTGA